CAAAGGCATGACTATTACGAAGGCGAACAAAATGTATGGTATGTAAAACTACCAACTTTTGCAGAGCATAGAAAAGAAAAACCACCAGTCAAAGTAGATAACAAACCATCAGAGCTTGATGATGAATTTCATACCGGTAAATTTAAAACGTGATGACCCAACAGAAACAATTTAATCTTTTGCACGATAAAAAGATTTTGAAAATGAAATGGATTAGAACACCAAAAGAAATATGGAGCGCACTGTCCAAAGAATTTAATTTCACTGTGGATGCATGTGCCTCAGACAAAAATCATTTAGTAGATAAATATTGGACTAAAGAATTAGATGCACGTAAACAAAATTGGAATGGTGAAATTGTTTATTGTCACCCCATGTTTGATTACACGATACCAAGCTTTATAAAAAAGGCTTGCGAGTCAAAATGCACTGCAGTATTTTTATTACCTGCATCTACAAATTCTGTCTATTTTCATACTTACCTTTGGGACAATAAAAACCACAAACCAAAAAACAATGTTGAAATAAGATTTATTGAAAAGACAAAAGGTTTATATGGGACTAAATTTTTTAGTGAGGATAATGAAGAACCTCAAACTGGATATTTAAGACCTTTAATGATAGTGGTAATTAAGAATGGATAAGACTCAAGAAATAAAAAAATTAAAAGAGCTCTATCATAAAACAATAAAAATATTTGGACCACCTGGCACAGGCAAAACGTTTACATTGATTGAACGTGTTTTAAAAAAATACCTAAGATTAAATTATAATCCAGAAAATATTGCTTTTCTATCTTTTACAAACAAAGCTGTGAACACGGCAGTGCAAAGAGCTATGGATGCTTTTCCACAATATGGTGATAAAGACTTTAGTAGATTTAAAACGTTGCATACGTATTGCAGAAGATACTTTGAGGAAGAAGTATTTGATCCTAAGGATTGTATGATTGATTACGCATTGCAAACAAAAATAGTTAAAAGATCTGACAAAAGATTATCAGATGATAACTTTACGTACAAAGATTGGTCCCTTGGAATTTATTCAAAATCTAGAAATTTATTAGTATCACCAGAGGAGTGCTATAAAAACGAAAGTTACAAACGAGACTCTCTTACTGTTTATCTTAGAAAGATTGATACATATGAGAATTATAAAAGAGCAGGAGGACAAAGATCTTTTATTGACTTTGATGATATGATTGAGAGAGCTATTAAAGAGGTAGAGTTCCCTGAACTATCTGTTTTAATTTTAGATGAAGCTCAAGATTGTACACCTTTACAATGGTCGGTTATTTATAAAATGGCAGCTAAGGTAGATAGAATATATTTAGCTGGAGATGATGACCAAGGTATATATAAATGGAATGGGGCAGACCCTAAATACTTTACAAAATTTTTTCCAGGCAGAAAAGTTAAGTTAAGAAAGACAAGAAGATTTGGAGAAGCCATACATAAATTTTCCCAAATTATTAGAAGAGGTATTCTAGACAGTGAAGAGAAAGAATATTTACCTAGTAAGGAAAAAGGATATGTAAAGTCTTATTTAAATTTTAGAGAGATACCTTTCGACAAGAGTGAAGACACTTGGTTTATTTTAGGCAGAGTCCACAATACAGTGAACGAATTAAGAATGCTTGCAAAAGATGCCGGTCTGTATTTTAAAGACAATCATGATAATAAATGTTTTGACGAAAAACAATGGGAGGCAATCAAAGCTTGGACTAAGATAAGCAATAATAAATCTATTAATAAAAAGGCATCACAAAATCTATATAGGTTTATTAGAGAAGTAAGTGATTCGGATTATAGAACAGATAAGTTTTGGACTAAAGAACCAGACTACAGAGATTACACGTTTGATTATTTAAAAGAGTGGTGTGGTTTAGATTTACCAAACGAAGCACAAAAGAAACATTGGTTTTGGATACTAAAAAGAAATTTTAAGCCAGGGCAGACAAGAAATTTTATTAGGCTGCTTAGAAGATACGGACAAAAACAATTAGATGAGGAACCTAAAATTATTATAGATACTATACACTCTGTAAAAGGAGATGAAGCCGATAATGTAATATTATATTCTAAAGCTAATTACCCTGCAAACTTTAGAACAAAAAACAGAGAAGAAAAAATTAATGAAAAAAAAGTTTGGTATACAGGAGTAACAAGAGCAAGAAAGGCTTTACATTTATTGAGAAGTGATTATAAATATAATTACCCATTAGGTGCTGATTACTTAGTATACATACAGGAGAAGAAATGACAGACAAAAGTATTTTCAAAGATATTAAAGCACCACAAGAAAAAGGTCCAAAACATTATAAGGGTTATCAAATTCAACCTTATGAATTTATTTCTAAAAACAATCTTTCGTTCTTTCAAGGGGTCGTTATAAAATATGTCGTTAGGTATTTGATGAAAGACAAAGAGAAAGATTTAGATAAAATTATACATTACTGTGAATTAGAAAAAAAGAGATTAAGGGATGGCAATAAAACATAAAATAAAATTTAAGAACAAAATACCCTCCGATTTAGAAACAGCTAAAGAAGAGGCAGATCAAGATTATCAAGGAGGCGGAGCTTACCGTGCATTTTTAAAATTATTTTTTAAAGCAAAGAAGGAGAAGGATGATAACGATACCGGATCTAATAACAAAGATTAGAATGATTCTAAAGAAGACTATAGACATTCCTTATTCTTGGATTGAAACTATTGGCTCTAAATTAAGTGTGTGGGCTTGGAGTAAAAGATGGAGAAACAGAAAGGACGGGACGGGTTATGGATCCGAATAAATTTGAATTATATCTTTATTTAGGATTTTTTATTTTTGTCTTTTTATTATTGTATGCATATTTATTTATATGAAAGTAAAACCTACTACTCTTAGGTTTGCAAATGAATATGTTAGACAGAATCATAGGCACAGTAAAATTGTACAAGGTTGTAAATTTTGTATAGCTGCAATAGATGAAGAAGAAACTGTTTTAGGAGTAGCAATTGTGGGTAGGCCTGTCTCTAGAAGATTAGATGATGGATATACGGCAGAGATAGTTAGAACTTGCACAACGGGCACTAAGAATGTAAACAGTTTATTATATGGAGCTTGCGCTAGAATTTGGAAAGAAATGGGTGGGACTAAAATTTTGACTTACACATTAGAGACAGAGACTGGGATAAGTTTAAGAGCAGCAGGTTACATACACACAGGCACAACACAATCTTTCCCAAAAGGCAAAGGTTGGACTACTCGTAAAGGCAGAGAGTGGCAACCAAAAGTACATCACGTACAAAAATTTAGATGGGAGAGGTCCTTGTGAGTTTACAATTAGCCATGAATTTTAAAAAACATATTTGGTCATCACCATCTGAATTTAAAGATTTATCTGGAGCTACCGAGATCGCAATAGATTTAGAAACTAAAGACGACGGTATTAATGAAAGTCTCGGTGCTGGTTGGGCATTAAAAAAAGGAGAGATAATAGGTATAGCTGTAGCAGTAGCAGGCTGGCAAGGCTATTATCCGTTTGGTCATTTCGGTGGTGGTAACATGATACCTGAACAGGTGAAGAAGTATATGAAAGATATATGTGCCTTACCTTGTACGAAAATTTTTCATAATGCACAGTATGATGTTGGTTGGTTAGAGGCTAGTGGAATCACAGTGCAGGGACCTATTGTAGATACTATGATAGCTGCAGCTTTAATAGATGAAAACAGATATCAGTATAGTTTAAATAGTTTATCTAAAGATTATTTAGGTGAGTTAAAAGCAGAGACAGATCTTAAGTTAGCGGCAGAAGAACATGGCATCGATGCAAAGAGAGAGATGTGGAAATTACCAGCAGAGCATGTTGGGTTTTACGCTGAACAAGATGCACGGCTCACGCTTATGTTATGGCAAAGATTTAAACAAGAGATACAACAACAAAGTCTCACAACAATTTGGGAATTAGAATCTGAGCTCTTACCAATACTTATAAAAATGAGACAACGAGGTGTGAGAGTGCAAGTGGAATCAGCTGAAAAATTAAAACAAGAAATGATACGCCAAGAGAAAGAAGTAATGATGGCAATAAAAAAAGAATCAGGATTAGACATTGACATTTGGGCAGCACGCCAGATCTCCACCGCCTTTGATAAATTAAAGATAGAATACCCACGTACTCAGAAAACCGGCGAACCTTCATTTACACACAATTGGTTGGTTAATAGTAAACATAAAATCTCAAAACTTATATTACAAGCAAGAGAATTAAACAAGTTTCATGGCACATTTTTATCTTCAATAATGAGATATCAAATTAATGGAAGAATACACGGAGAGATAAATCAATTACGTTCGGATCAAGGAGGCACAGTATCTGGTAGGCTATCAATGGGTAACCCCAACTTACAGCAAATACCAGCAAGGAACAAAGATTTTGGTCCTAAGATAAGATCTTTATTTATACCTGAAGAGGGACAAAAATGGGGGAGCTTTGATTACTCACAACAAGAACCTAGAATGACGGTACACTATGCAGCGTCAATTGGAGAGGGGTATGAAGGGTCTCAAGAATTAGTTGATGCATATAAGAATGCATCTGCTGATTTTCATCAGACAGTAGCTGATCTTGTTGGAATAGAGCGTACACAGGCGAAAACAATTGGTTTAGGTCTAATGTATGGCATGGGTAAGAATAAACTCGCAAACAGTTTAGGTTTAACAAAAGATGAAGCGGAGATATTAATAAGTAAGTATAATAGAAAAGTTCCATTTGTAAAATTGCTTTCTGAAAAATGTATGTTAACTGCTCAAGATAAAGGTGTAATACGAACTAAGAAAGGACGCAAGTGTAGATTTGATCAATGGGAAACAAAAGACTTTGGCTTACACTTACCCGAAACATTTGATAATGCAGTTGCTAAATACGGAAGAGATAATATTAAAAGAGCAAAAACGTACAAAGCTTTAAACAGATTAATACAAGGATCTTCTGCGGATCAAACTAAACAGGCAATGGTTGATTGTTATAATGCAGGCCACCTACCTATTCTACAAATACACGACGAACTTTGTTTTAATGTGAAAAATGATGAAGATGTTTCAACAATAAAGAAAACTATGGAGGAGTGTATTGATTTCAAAGTTCCATTCGTTGTCGACTATGGCACAGGAAAATCATGGGGCGACGCAAAATGATCTTATAGCTTACGCAGCTGGTTTATTTGATGGAGAGGGTTGTGTAGTTTATAAACAATATAGAGTTAAGAAAGGCTCTTTGAAATGGCATATTAATTTAGAAATAGCCATGACCGAGATAGAGCCCTTACATTGGTTTTACAATATAGTCAAAGTTGGAACTATTCATTATAAAAAAAATCAAGGCTTAGGAAAAAAACCACAATGGAGATGGAGGTGCTCACATCGTAAAGCATTGCAAGTTGCAAAGTTACTTTTGAAATATTCTATTTTGAAAAGAAAAAAATTATTAAATATTGTTAACCATTATCATTTTAAAAAGCCGATAGGTATCCTGAGAGAAAAGTTTGTTTTTAATAATAATAAGAACTAGTTAACCTGTAGCTCTTAAATTTTCTTGTACGTCTTGATATTTAATGGCATTTCTTGTAGACCTGATTTCTCTTTCAGTCTTAACCATATCAACTCCAACTGAACCTTTAACTAAATAATCATTTGACCATTTAGCGTTGAGGTTGTTCAGCTTGTTCAAGAGACGTACTTTCTCTGGACTCATTTAACTCCTCATATGTTACGTAAGTGTGGCCACTGTAGTAGAAGTCTTCGTCCTTTAACTCAACCTTACCCTCACTTACTTTTTTTGTGAAAGCTTTTAAGGCCTCTGAATCATTTTCAGCTACCAAAATATGGGTCATATATTTTCCTCCCACTCTGGCTTGGATCCTATATGCTTTCATATAGTATTATAGGATAATTTTAGAGAAGTGTCTATACTGGGGTCTAATGGTATACAATACCCCTCTGTATGGGTCAGAGATAGCCCTTTTTCTTTGATCTCCATGTGAATGTTGTACACGGCACTCTGCCAGTAAACACTGCAGTCAGCGGGGCTTAAAAGCTGTTTTTTGATGATTTGGCGACAAGAATCAACATCACCAGGGTTGGTATAACACACAGTCCCTATAAGAATAAAAGTGGATATTAATGAGGATACCATTATGTTGTTTTAATTGCCAAACATTTAAA